GTTTTTCATGTCCAGGAACGCCATGGTCGCGTTCCTGGTCTCCGGCGGCAGGTTGGCCAGGCGGGCATCCAGTTCGAGAGCGGCTTCGGCCTGCTTCTTTAGGTACTTCTCGCTGTCCATGCCCATCTCGGCAGCCAGCTCGGCTTGCTTGGTGTATAGCTGGATCTTGTCGTTCAGATCCTCGACCTTGGTGGCGTGCTCGCTCACCTCGGTCATCGCCGTCTTGGCTACGGCTCCAAACACGCCTGCTGCTGCACCAGCCCCGGCAAAGGCCGACCCGAGGCTCATAACGGCCCCCGCCGACACGCCCGCAACCGGAGCAATCGCGGGTCCGAGCGCAAGAGACATCGCCTTGCCAACCGACGATGTCTTGGCTTGTAGCTTGTTGAGGACGGCAGAGGTCCTGTCCCGCGCGATGATCGACCAGATCAAGCTGGTGTCGGCCACTGCCGCCCCCTCACGCTTTCTTCTCGGCCTCCGCCCGGATGAGCTTGGCGTTGGCGAGTGCCTCCTCCAGCTTCGATACCGGAAGTTTCCAGATCTCGCTGGGCTGAATCCGGAGGTTTACCACGATGTCCAGCCAGTACTCGTCGACTTGACTGGTCAGGCTGGTTTTGGGAGTTCGGTCTCCGCCCCCTCAATGGCGAGCTGGCCGTCAACCACCTCGACGTGGACCTGGTTCGGGTCCTTGCCCTCCCGGACCAGCGCGTCATGCATGTCAGTCTCGAACTGGGCCTCGAAAGCCGCTCGCTCCTCGTCGGTCAGCGACTTCATGCGGCTGACGCGCTTCCAGAGCTTCTGCAGCTCGACCGATCCCATCTCGACCTTGAGCTGCGCCACCCGGAACTTGGGCAGGTCCTTGAATTGCAGCTTCGGGTGGACCTGGTACAGTATGTACCAGAGCAGAACCGCGCGGGCCTGAATGCTGCCCATCTGCAACTGGGCAACCCACTGCTCCCAGCTCCCGCCGAAGTGCTGCTCGATCTTCTTCGCGTCGAGGTACTCAACCTCGTCCGGGTCAAACGGCCACGCCTGCGGTTCGCTGCCGTCCCGGGGATCCCACGTTACCAACACCAGTCTCGTCCTCCTGATATCGACTACCGGATACGCCGGATGTCGTCGGCCATCTTAGCAGCCGTGTCCTCCAGCGCCTCGATCACTGCCTGACGCACGCGCGGTCTGTCCCCCCGCTCCATAGAATCGAACCACTTTGCGGGAGTCACCTGCTGGTGCACCTGCACCCCACCGAGTGCCGTGGGGTTCCAGCCCTCTTCTCGGTTGAACGCGCGTCCAGCCATGGAGAAGTCGCGGGGCATCCCCCGCGCTCGCTGGATGATCGAGATTCCGGTGTTCCTGCCCCGCCACCGCGTTGCGGCTCGAGTTTGCCGGGCGATGGCCTGCCGCATGCTCGGTCCGGAGTGCCCCTTTGAAGGGAGCGACAGAACCGACTGTCGTCGTGCCTGGACAAGCGGATTCATGAGCTGCCGGAGCTGCTTGCTCAGCTCACGCTTCAGCTGCTTGCCGCCAGCCGCAACCCCGAACACGCGGGCCATGTGGTTCATGGCCCGCTTAAGCTCGGAATCGTCCAGATGGATCACTGGTCAGGTCGTCCGGCGCAGCAGCGGGCCGGAGAGCGGGAACGACACGTCGGACTCGGCCACGTCACCGACCGAGCCGGAGATGGGCACCCACTTGTTGACCAGCAAGGACCCGTAGTACACCGGGTTGCTGGCCGAGGCCGCATCCTCGTCGGCTCGGCATTCGAACGTCACGACCTGCCGACGGAGCGCCCACATGATCTCGTCGAGCGCGTTGTCGTCGTAGTCCTGCTTGAACGTGATGCCGATCTCGCCGGATTCCAGACCACCGAGTCGCTCCTTGGCCCCGCCGGAGCCGAAGGTCGTGGTCTCCTTGTCCTCGAACTCGTCGTTGAGTTCGATCTTGGAGCACCAGTCCGTGAGGTCGTGGGTTGCGATGCTAAGCTGCGCGTCGAGCAGCACCTTCTTCATGGGCGTACCTTTCTACTCGATGCCCAGCGAAACCAGGAATAGGAAGCTCGGGTTGGTGCCGGAGATCGTCCACGTGACCCGCCACCACGTGTCGGTGACCGCACCAGCAATCCGGATGGCCTCCCCAGTGATGGTGGTCTTGGCAGCGAACGAACCGCGCGTCGTAGGGGTCGCAAAGCCGGTGCCGTCGTCGGACTGGACGTTGACCGTCAGACTGGGAGTTGCCGTCCCGGCGATTGACAGGACGTGCAGGTTTGCGTACAGGTGCTTGCCAGCCGGAATGGCGCCCAGGTTGATGGAAGTGCCGTTCCCAGTCGCGGTCCGAGCAACCATCGATGGGTGGGCAACCACGCCGCGAGCGAGGGGCCAATTGCCCTTAGCCGACGCAGTCCAGGACGCCACGTCGCCGACGCTGCCCCCGAGGAGCTGCCTGGAAGTGGTCAGCATCTTCGTGAGGTACATCAACCCGCCAACCCCGGTGTCGCCGTCGCCCTCGGGGGCAACCGACACCGGGACGGTCTGCCGTCGTTGTGCCCAGAACGCGTCGTCCGGCAGGCTGAGGTTTCCGGCCTCGAAGTACCCGTCCGCGCTGAGGTCGGTGTCGGCCAATCCGCCGATAACCTCACGTGCCCCCGCCGACCTCCAGTTGGTGGTCGTCTTGGTCTCGGTCTCCTCGGTCAGCTCGATCTGGTTGCCGTCGCCGGAGAGGTCGGCCCCGCCCATGTAGAGTCGGGCATCGAGCAGCACCATCTTGCTCATGACGCATCCCCAATCACGAACACGTCGATCTCGACGCCGTAGAACTTCTTCTCTCCGACAGTGAACAGCCGGTTAAAACGGACCTGCCGGACGATGCTCGAATGCACCGACCCATCGAGGGTCTTGTCAGCTTGGATCGCCTGGATTAGCGACTTGGGTCCGGAGCCAGACGCGTAGTCCCGCACCTTGCGCACGGCCCACTTGTCTGTCGAACGAGCGACAAGCACCCGGCAGGTGATGACACCCTGGTCGGTGCCCCTCCTGGTGCCGCTGCGGGACCCGAACGTCTGGTTGGGATCGAGGTCCATCTCGCCGACGTAGAAGCCCATGTTGGGCATGTCATCAGGCACGTAGTCGTAGCCGGTCAAGCCGACGGACTCGGCGCAGCCCGCGAGGGCGAGAGCAACGTCATTGAAGTTCATCAGCCAATCCCCGCCCTCATGTACCCGCCATCTTTCAAGATCGACAGCACATCGGGATCGAGTCGGGGGATGCGGGACAAGCCCCACTCAGCCGTACCGGCGATGCCCTCCGGGCTCCCCTTGCGGCCGTAGTACCGATGGGCCTGCATGTGATGTGCCCAGATGATGTCATCAGGGACCTCCGGCCACCCCCAGACAGCCGTCACGTTGAGGAACCCGGCTCGAGATTGAGCAAACCCCCAGGGCAGCCGGATCGCGTCGGCGGGTTGCCCCAGCTCTAGCGCCTCCTCCGGCATGAGGATCGGGGCAGGGGTGCCAGCCACCGTGAACGTCGCGTCGCAGATGCCTTGGCTGAGGAGCACCTTGTCGTACTGAAAGTAGCCCGTTCGTACGGGCCTCACCTTCCCCAACAGCGGAATCCTGCGCGTTACTGGGGTCCCGGTATTCCAGAACGTGCCCCAGCCGGAGCGGTGGTTGATGGCCGTCGCCGCAGCCGCCAGGCATTTATCGATCCAGGCATCCTCTTCGGTGCTGGTGATATCGAGGGCGGTCTTGAAATCGGCCCGGTTGTTGTACGGATCGCCAATCGCCACGCTCGCCCCCTCCTGCCCTGGTGCACCTGTGATGAGGATACACCAGGGGGCCGGAGGGGGCGGCGGCAGACGGGTGCTACCCGTGCAAGGCGAGGATCTTGCCTTTCGCCTCCTGGAACGCGGGCGACAACGCCCAGTCCCGGAAAGCCCCTTGATCCCGGTCGTACTGCTCTCGTCGGTTGAAGCGCTTGTACTGCGCGTCGGGCTCACCCTTGCCAGCTGCCGGGTGCATGTGCTCGATCAGCACCTCGTCGAGATAAATCAGCGAACGAGTCTGCCCGCCCAGCAACTTGACCGCGTTGTCGCAGAACAGGTGCTCGACTGGGGCCGGAACCATGCCCTCCAGGGCGAGCACGATGTCACTCGACATCGACCACCAGGTCGGCAGGTCCCGGTCGTGGTGGCCGTCCCTGCCGTAGGCGATCGAGGGTCGCCGGACCATCGCCTCTTTGATCAGGTAGTGCGCCCACATCGTGGTGCGAGGGATGTGATCATCGCCCATGAAGGCGACCCCCGCGTAGTCGCTCGCTGCCTGGAGCGCCCAGCGGTTGAGCTTGGGCACCAGCGGCTCCCATTCACGGGCGACCACCCGCTGGACCTGGACGTAATTCGCCATTTCGTGCAGATAGTCGTTCACCCGGGGGTCGTCTTGGTCGATCACGAAGATGAGGTCCGCAACCCCCCACGCACCAGTCCGCCCCCACGCCTGGGCGATCGGTTCGATCTGGTGCGGTCGACTCCTGGTTGGTACGATCACTGCCAGCCGATCATGCATCGCGTCGCCTCCACCAGCCGCAAGGGGAATGTGAGATAGGACTCATGGCCTCGATCTCCTCGTCCCGGATGAAGAACGGGCGCTGCTGACCGAGTCCATGGTCGAGCTGCCGTTCGATCGCGTCGAACGGGCCACCCCATTCAGGGATCCGCGCTCCACCGCGCCGTGCGTCGTCGACGTGACCCGCCCGATGAAAGAGATCGTAGCAGGCGTCCTCGACCACCAGATAGCACCCGGGGGACACCAGGGAACCCAGGATGGCGATCTCGCCCTGGACATGGGCCGAGTGGTGGTCCGAATCGAGACTCACCATGACCCGCTTGCCCCGCACGACCTTGAGCAGCTCCTCGAACACCCACTTCGAGAGCGAGTTGCCCCGGATCGACTTGATGCCGGGCCAGGTCGCCCAGGTCGGCGACAGCTTGGGCTCGATGTCAATCGTGACGACCTCCGGCCCGAGCGCCTGGTTGAACCACAGGGCAGAGGCCCCGTACCGAGTTCCGGTCTCGATGATGAGATCCGGCTTAGACTGGTCGACGACGGCGAGGTACCGGGCGAGGTCGTCTTCGTGCTTCTGGAGTTCGACCCCCCGATAGGCGGTATGGAACGTGCCATCGGCGAACGTCGCCCGCGTCGCCTCCAGGCTCCAGCTAGAATGCGGTTCCATCGCCCCGCTCCTTCGCGTAGCGCTGCATGGGCTCGACCGCAGGCATCTTGTACCCGTCCTCGGTCAACCAGAACTCCTTGTGGTGGGACACGGAGATTCCGGTGTGAACGAAGATGGGATACCCGGCCGCACCCACCCGATAGCAGAACGACAGGTCCTCACTGACCTGGGTGCCGTCGGCGTACTGGATCAGATTGAACCAGGCATCCTCGCCCCCCATGTCTTCATCGTCGCGCATCGCCTGCAAGACCGACCGATGGATGAGGAGGAACGCGGCTCCCGTCCCTGCGACCTGAACCAGCGTGTCCGGCGGGTAGCGGAACCGCGAGATGAAGCCGTGCCCCTGCTCGGGAGTCTCGCCCCACATGAACAAAGTCGGCACGGGCCGGACGTTGAATCCGCCCTTGCCGTCGGGGCCGACATGCTTCAATGCGAAGCAGAGACCGCCGACGACCGGCCTTTTCACCGGATCGGCAGCGAACCAGAGCCGCTCCAGCGCGTCGGGCTCAAAGCCCATGTCGGTGTCGACGAAGAACAGCCACTCGTCGTCGGTGTCCTCCAAAAACTGCCGAACGGCCATGTTCCGACCCTCGACCAGCCCGTGGGGGCCGGAGCAGGCAACCGACAGCGGCGCGCGGCGGATCAGGTCGCTGCCGACGGACTTGTCGTAGGCGAACGCGTCCATCATGCTCCGGTGCCAGGAGTGCGAAACCCGGCTGCCGTGCATGTATGCGATGTAGATGCTGTCGTCCCCGCGTGCCCCGCCAATGGCCTCCGGAGCTTCTCCCGCGACCTCGGACGGGGTGGCGGGCATGTCGGTGGGGGTGCGGCCCGTCTCGTCCCCCGGAGCCGCCCCCGTCACTGACCTGACCCGCCCTTCGGCACTCGGTTCGTGGCGCGGGCACCCGCCGGGTGCTGCATGGTCGTCTCGACCTGCCGCTGGCCCTCGGCCGCCGAACGCGTTTCGGCCGCGTCGTCCTCGTCCTCGGCGGAACGGAACAGATCCGGCCGCTCCTGGACGATCGGGTGGTTCGGGTCGAACTTCTGCCCACCCCGAATGAGCGTGGTCCCGCCCGACCAGGCGAGTACCCCCTCGAAGTTGCTGAAAAGCTGCTTCCGCATTGCCGACCTCCACTAGTAGGGAAGGCGGGGTCCCAGGCCAGCCAAGGCGGACACGTGGACCCCCCGCCAATATCAGTATACCCCGCTGCCCCGGACTCCCAGGGACGAGACCGGGAACCGGGGCAGCGGGTGTTCAGGTCGGTCAGACGGCCTTGTTGGTCAGCAACTGGAACGCCGTCGGGTCGACGACATCCGCGCCGACCCGCGCCCAGGCGAACCAGCCGCGCTGGCCGGTCGGGCGGTTGTTGGTCACGTCGAACAGCATCGGAACGAACTCGACGTTCATGCCCGCACGCTGGGCGACGAGGTAGCCCTGCCAGTTGCCGACGACCGCCCAGTTCTGGTTGCCCGTGCCCGAGGCGAAGTCGGCGAAGTAGTCGTTCTGGTCGTACGGGTGACCGAGCAGCAGACCGATGTCCTCCGACGACATGTCGACCGTGAAGTTCGGGTCGAGCGTGCCGAGCTGACGGACCGCGTTCTGGGTCTTGGTGGACGACATCCACGCGAGGGAACCCCGACGACGGTGCCGCTGCGGCAGGCGAGCGAACATGTCGTAGAGGTCGTTCGGCGCGAGCGTGCCAGCCGTCGCGACCGTGTAGCTCACGTCCGGCGAGGTCTGGGCCGCAAGACGGCTCAGGATACCCACGGGGGTGTCCGCGCCGGTGCCGGTGGTCAGCTTCTCGGCGAGCAGCTCGTCGTAGCCGGAACCGAGCATGTCGGACATGCGCTCGGCGAAGCCGGGCCAGTCCATGCCGATCTCGATCGAGAACGGAATGAAGCCGTCGGCCCGGTGGGTGTCGACCTCGGGCTGCGTGATGGTCGGCGAGTTGTCGGTCGCGGCCGAGGCCTCGGCGCCGAACTTCCACGTCGAACCGGCCGACGACAGGCCCTTCCACTTGTCGACCGTGATGGTCTCGACGCGGGCACGCCGGAGGATCGGGTTGTCCGACCCCTGGGCCGTCATGATGATGGTCGGGTCGATGATGACCGGCACGGCGTAGCCGCCAGCCGCCGGGGTGCCGACCGACATCGCTCGCTTGAGGTTGTTCACGTCGCGGACCGCACGGGCCTCCTCGGGGGAGAACACCGGGGCGAGGCCGGAGCTGGCCTTCTGGAAGGCCGACCGGTAGTGCGGGTTGGAAGTGGCCACCATGAACGCGGCGATCAGCTCGCCGTCGGTGTCCCCGTCCTTGGTCCGCAGCTTGGTGAGCAGCGCCGACCGACGGTCGGGCATGTCCGCACCGGTCTTGGTGTTCCGGCGGGCCATCAGCGACCGACCGACCTTGTTGCCGTCGTCGAGCAGACGCTCGGCGCGCTCCAGCCAGCGCTCGTGGTCGCCGTCGCCACCCATGAAGCGGTAGTCGATCTCGTTGTAGAAGTCCGCGTCGCTCTTCTTGCCCGGCTTCACGTCGATCGAGCCGTAGTGCGACCGAGCCGCCTGGACCCGCTTCGCGCGGGCCTCACGCTGCTCGATGACCGAGACGAGTTCCTTCTCGCGGGCCTCGTTCTCCTTGAACTCGGCCTCATACTTGTCGAACGTCTCGCCGTCGTCCTTGCGCTGGTCGGCGGATCGCGTCTCGTCGGCGGCGTCCTTGGCCGCAGCCTCCATGAGGTCGAGCAGCTCGCGCTGCCGAGCCCTCAGCTTCTCCAGTTCGTCCATTTCACCCTGCCTTGAGGAGATCGAGTCGGTGCTTGCGCAGCTTGGCTGCACGAGCGAGTGCTGCCTCGTCGACCTGACGGCGTGCCGGAACGTCCTCGGCAGGTGTCGGGGTGCTGGGCTTGAAGTCAGCCGTGCGGTAATACGTGCGAGCTGCTTCGTAGGATCGTAGCAGATCCTCGTACCGGCGCGGCGACCGGGAGGCCAGCCGCTCCATGAAAGCATCAGTCCCACACCGGGAACGCATGCCCGAGGTTGCCGTCGGAGACGCGGGCCAGGTTACCGGCCCGGCCTCGAACGCCCGGACCTCCCGAATGGTCCGCTCGGGGATTCCGTCGGGGTTGTAGTCGCTCGGGTCGGGTTCGGCGTTCCACTCCTCCCGGATGACGGTGAACATGAAGCTCGAACCATAAGCGCTACGCTTCAGGCCGGGCAGGAGGTCGCGGTTGTATGACGTGTCGAGCAGGTCACCCTCAATCAGCGGCCCATGATAGCCGTCCTCCTGGACCTCCTCGAAACGATCCGGGACAGCCAGCATCTTGTCACCGATGTGGAAGTCGGTGCCGTGGTTGTACAGGACCTTGGTCGAGTACAGGCCGTCGGATCGCTTGGCCTCGCGGGCGGTCTTCTTGAACGCTCCGGGAACGGTGCGCTCCAGGAAACGACCCTCCCAGTACGAGTTGATCTCATACCAGGTGTCGAACGGCGAGAAGCGGACGTACAGGCGACCGAGGTCGTCGGACTCGGTGTCCTCATCCGCGCGGTGAAGGGAACCGGCCCGGACGACCGGAAGGCCCTTGAGCAGCGTCATTCGTTACCTCCAGTCGGGGGCTCGGCTCCCGGATCGTCTGCCGGGGGCTTGTTGGCTTCTGCCTGGGTGAGGGCAAACGGCTGATCGCCCCACTCGACCGGTTGGTCGTTGTTGTTGGCCCTGATCTCGTTGATCGTGTAGGCCCCAGTTTCCAGCTTGGTCTTGTTGACGTTCCACCGCTGCATGACGTTGGTGTCCAGGAATGAGTCCCGATCGAACTTCACGTACTGCGGACGAGGCAGGAATGCGGAGAGGGTGCGCTCCATCCGCTTCAACCACCGCTCTGCCGCATACTTCAGCAGTGAAATATCGCGGTCGACGACGTTCGCATAAGTCATCGACCCGCCCGTGTCATAGCCGAGAATCTCGGCAATCCCGGCGCCCAAGATCCGAGCGCACTGGGCCTCGGAGTAACCCTGAGTCTCCAGGAACTGTGACTCCTCCGGGGCGACCTGGATCTGCTCGAACTTCCACCCCCGACCGAGCACGATAGGCTCTCGGACACCGAACAGGGCAGCCATGAAACGATCCTTGGCCGTCTGGACCACTCGGTCGTCCGACATGTCGTCTTCGGAGTTCGACAGGATGCCACCGGGGTGCCCCCCGTCCTGGAACCAGCCACGACCAAACCGAGTAGCTGCGATGCTGAGGCCGAGGGCATCGGCGTGGGCAGCTACCGGAGACAGGCCGAGCAGGTTCCCGGCCACCGGGAAGGCACGCCGATGGAACACCTGCTCGCGCGGGACTTCGCTGCCGCCGACCGTCCACACCGGCCGCCCGTCTTCGATCCGCGCACTGACCTTGTCGGGGTGCCAGAGATCGACCTGCCGTAGCATCCCGGTCGGTCCCTGGTCGATAATGCGCCCGTACGTGTTGCCCCGGAGGAACTGGGATTGGAGGTACATGTACATCCAGTCTTCAATCCCGTAACCGTCCCCAGACGGATCGAGCAGGTAGTCCGGCTTGCGACGCTTCTGCCGCCCGGTGCCCTCGCCCGAGTAGACATCCCAGTGCAGCTCGGACACCAGGGAGGCCATGAGATCGACTGCAGCCCGGAAGGCAATCGACTGAAGGCTGTTCTCGCCGGTTACCGCGTCTACTTCTTGGTACGAGCGGCCCAGTGACATCGACATGCCGACCGGCCACACCCCGGCCATGTCGCGTGCTTCCGGTCGGTTCGCTGCCGGGCCGGGCTGCTCGGGCTTGCGCCGGAAGGAGGGCAGCTTCATTTGGTCCCCCTCGGCTTAATCCAGCCCATCATCAGAGCCGACAGAATCAACCCGACCGCGATGTAGGACGCCGGACGGTAGATCAACATCAGGCCGTACCAGACCAGCAGCGGGCCAGCCGCGTACACCGCAATCTGAACCAGCCACAGCACGAAACGGAGCGCATAGCCGACGCTGGCAGCCGCAGCCCCGACCAGCTTTTCCATCCCGCCCCCTCGCCCTACAGGTCACCCACGACGGCAGTATAGCAGGCAGCGAGCAGAGCCGCGCGCGCTAGCGAATGAACCGGAGCGGGTCGTAGGTGTCAAGGGCCTTGTCGTAGCGCTCCCTGAATGCCCACATGGCAAGCCCCGCCCCCGTCGACGGACCGACCTCCACACCCTGCTTGTGATCGAACGTCGATCCGCCGGACAGCGGCCGGGCTGGGACCGCAACCGCAGCGTTGAGGGGGGGCTCGTTGTGATGCTCAACCGTGCCCGCGTTAGCCGCATCGACCAGCAGACCAAATGCGGTTGCCACGTCGCCCATCGTCGGCAGGATCAGGTCCCCCCGCTTGGGCTTGTCCTTGTCCTCAGGCAGCTTGATCCCGATGGGCTTCAGCTCATCGATGGTCGCCTCGCTGCGAGCATCCACCGTGAACGCAACGGGGCGGTACTTCACCTTGATCTCGGCCAGCCGATCGAGGAGCCAAGCCACCCCCGGCCTGTGATCGGCGATGCCAACCCGCCACCTGCCCCCGATCTTGCCAGCCCACATGATGGTTGCGTGGGTGCGCCGCGCGTTCACATGGAAGGCCACGGCGATGTCGGCAGGCACCTGCGGCTTCATCGCCACCAGCTTCGCCCACACCTGCGGGTCGATGGCGTTATCGTCAGCCGACCGCTCGCGAGGGAGCCACATGCCGTTGCGTTCCATCGCAAACCGCATGGTTAGGCCGAGCTTGGTCAGCTCACCCGCTGCCGCCTTGGGCCGCACGCCTGTCTTATTGGGTCGGCGCACGCCCATGCTCGGGTTGGTCCGTCGGTTGGTCTCTTCGGTGCCCACGACCTCCCGGAACTCGGGAGTGTTCGGGTCGATATAGTCGATGCCGTAGTCGAACCAGGCGACGTTCGGCGCGCACCCCTCGCCTGATTCTTTGATGTTGTAAATCCAGGCTTTGCCGCTCCGGGGCGGAGTACCGAAGAACCAAGCTTGCGGATCGGCCTGCGCGCTCATGGTCGGCAGAATGGTCTGCATGAGGTCGCCGTCAAGGGCCTGGGCCTCATCGAGGATCAGACGGGGGAACGAGAACCCCAGGCCCTGCCCACCCTCCCTCGCCATGAACCGGAGCCGGGCTCGCCCATATTTGGGTGTCAGCTCGATGCCCTGGTTGCCCACCCCACTCCAGACCCGGTGCAGGGCATTGCCAAGAATATGCTCGTTTTCCTCAACCAGCGTCTTGATCCGGACAAAGCCCTCTGCGGCAGTCGAATACAGGTGGGCACTGTGACCGATCAGCGGAATCCCGTAGATGAACAGCCAACCGATCTCAAGGGCCATGATGATGTCGCCCTTGCCATTTTGGCGAGGGACCCAGCAGCCACAGGTGTCTGCGGCCATGGTCAGGTCGCCATATTCGTCCTTGACCTGGCCGAGGCCGCGTTCGATGATCCACGCCTGCCAGGGGTCAAGGGGCCGCCCGAGCTGCGCCATCAGGTCGACGATCTCTCCACCGGCCGACGTGACATACTTCGGGTAATTCGCTACCCGAGGGAGGATCAGCTCACCCTGATTGACGCTCACGGTCTTCTCTCCGTTTCCTGATCGCCGCGAGCATGTCCTCGGGGGCCTCGTCCTTAGGCTTGGGGCCTGCACCCGCGTCGGGCTTGATTCCGGCCTGCCGGAGTTCGTTGTACAGCGCCTTAAACACCGTCTGGGTCGCGCGTTGCTCGGCGAGCAGCTTGTCGACATTGAGATGGACCTCGCCCATGTCGTCGAACACGAGCGAGGCCCACGCCTCGCGCTTTCCCTTAGACAGCTCGTCCAGTCGGTCTAGCGTGTCGGCGCAGCGGGCGAGTTCCCGGACCAGGGCTTGCGCTGGTTTATCGAGGCTGTCGGCCTGGAACGCAGCCCAAATGCCCTGACCAGACTTCCCCAACTCGCTCGTCATGACCTCAGCTTATCAGAGGCCAACGACCGGCCGAACCCCGGGATCGGGAATCGTACCGGTACCCTTCCAGTTGGCGGGAGGGTGCCACAGGGGAGAGGGTGTGGCCACGGTGGGGGCCGGATGCCGGGCCGGTGCCGGAGAGTTCGCGGGGCGACCTGCCAGGGCCATCACGGTTGCCATGGCGACGACAGCCCCCAGGACCAGCACGACGAGCCCCCAGGGCACGCCTCCACTCCATCGGTCGCGCAGCAATTTAGTCACGTTAATCCCCTCGAGGAAATGCACAATACAATATGCGAACAACCACCCAGACGCCGTGTATATATAAGCCAAAGACTGGCGGGGTCTCTTTAATGATGCCGGGGTTAAAAAAGAGCAATATTCACAGTTCTACTGGCGGCTTGTAATTGCCAATTGCCCTTGCGAACTGCTTGTTGCCACGGCTGCTATTGCATTTGACACCGCACGTTGGACAGCCCTCGATTCCATGGGCAGGCCTAGATATGCGTGCATCGTACGGTTGGTTGCCCCATTGTGACAACGGGACCAGGTGATCCGAAGTCCGGGCCTCCCCGTGCCCGCACAAGTGACACGTGTACCCCCACATGTCGTGGACCTGCTTGCGCCATATCTGGTACGCCTTACCCCTACGCCATTGGGGGGGTACCCGCCATAGGCATTTCAAGTCGGGGGGTATGGGGTATCCGGTCGCGCGAAGAATATCCCACGGGGGGGTTTCGAGGAGGGGGCCGATAAACCTGCGCTTACGCCCGGCATTAGGCCGGTGGCGCGGCTTCTTCAGCCTGGGATCGGGAAGCTGGACCTGGGTCGTTGCCGGTACCAGGTCCAGCCCTCCCGCGTCCACCCCACAGGACGGTTGTGCGTATTGTAGCAGATCATCTGACATTGCGTAAACCCTATTCCTCGGGGACGACGCGCTCTCCGAACAATCTCACAGCAGGCGGGTTCTCCAGGTAAGCGATCATCCGCTGGAAATATCGGGGGTCGTCCTTGACTCGACCGAGCAGGTCATTGCAGTGCTTGCACAGTGCCCCCCGGACAACCCCCGTCCCGTGATCGTGGTCGGTCGACAGGGAGCGGGTGCTGCCGTTGTACCCGGTCCATTCCGCGCAGATGCACCCGCCCCCCTGGAACTCGATGAGGAGTTCCTTTTCTTCAAGCGTGATCCCGAACACCTTCTCTTGGCGACGGGCCTGCTGCCGTCTTCTCCTGGCCTTCTTGCGCTCCCTGATATCCGTCGCGCAGAGCATCACCTTCGGCGAGATCTGTGTCAGCTTCCGGCTGGTGCTCCCGCAGTCGGTGCATGCTGGTTTGGTCGGAATCGAGACGGCGGGGGGCGGGGGGCTTGCCGGGGTTGCTCCCTTTCTCTGCCATTTCACAGATACCCCCATTGACCGACCACGATAAGGCCGGTCAGCCCGAGCAGGATTCCGACCTCGATTGCCACCTTCACGATTCTCACATCGTCCTCTTGGTTCGGTAGTGGTGGTGCCCGTTGGTGTCCGGCTCGTCCACGACGATCCCTCGACCGATCAGGGCGGTAAGGCACTTGCGCACCACGCTCGGGTTAAACTCCAGACCCGTGATGATGCCGTTGGTGGTGGTGCCCGGGTTCCTGGCGATGTAGCCGAGGACCTCCTGGGCTCGGGTACCCGCCTGGGGGTACTGGGTGTCGATCTTTGCCATAGGCACAATGATATCAGAATGGGGCAACATCGTCACGAGGCAGGGTGGCTATCGTACCCGTGACCACCGGCCAGCGGATTTGACAGTAGTGCTGGGGGAACAGCGTCTGGAATCGCTGATCGGTTAGACGCTGCGGGTCCATTTGAATCAGCCCCGACCGCCGGAGCGCGTACATCGGAATCCGATTCAACACACACCAGAGCCGCTGGCCGAGGTCGAGTGGCACCCCCAGTTCGATCTCGGCCTTCAGGCCCTCGGCGACTCCGGCAGCGAGCCACACAGCACACCAGCGGCATTGCCGAACCACCGGGACCGTCGTCTCGAAATATACGGGCCGTGCATGCGATCTCTTTTTCCCCGTCACGATTCTTCCCTCACGACTAGGGTGGTGTACGGGTGTACGCGTACACCCCCCCCTCCGGCAGCCCCCCGCCATGACAGTACGTAATTGCCCCTAGGCAGTAGACTAGGCCCGCATGCCATCTGACCGGGGATCTTTGTCACAACAACTATCCTGGGCTGTATGACAGCACGTGACTGCCTGCGTATACCTGCCAGGGGGGGGGGTGTACGCGTACACCCGTACACCCCCCTCTCGGTCACTTTC